AATAAAAATGTCTTCTGTATCACCAAGAGTACCAACATTAAACTGTGCACCTGATCCAAAGCTTGTTGTAACAGGAGTAGCAATTGTATTTGTTGTCTGTGTAATAAGACGAGCATGTTCAGATGCTACATAGTCTCCACCAGCATTTGATGTGGTGTAGGTTACAACTGTAGCACGTGAAGTGTTTGCATCAGTATAGAATACATCAGTCTCTGTAAAGTAACCCTTCACAGGAATTAGTGTTAGGTTACCAGTAGCCGTACCAGAATCATGTGATACTGTCAGTAGAAGACCCTCAGCGATCTTCTTGCCGGCACTGTCGTAACGATAAATTCTACTGCTAAATGGAAGTTCATTATTGTTTGCAGTAGAATATTTCAGTGTATTGATGAACTTTTTGATTTCATATACACCAACTGTCAGATTCACTAATGCTACATTAGCAGACACTGAAGAATTGGTTGCGACTTCAAGTCTTTGACCAATTGGAAATACACCACGAGATGATGTAAGAACAAGAGTATTACCGGTACCAGCCGGTGTAATACTTTGAATTGTACCAGTACCAACAATAGCCGAAGTGTTCTTATATAGAACATCTTGGCCTACCTCAAGAGTACCTAATTGATTTTCCACTAACACTGTGTAAGTTTGTGGAATACCCATTACCTTACCGCCAATTGTTCTATCTTCGACAGTATTGGCATAGAATGAAATTAAATTGCCGGATGTGTAATAAGTTGTAGTATTGGTAAACACGCCATTCACGTGCGAGATCATGACAGTACCATTAGCACCAGTCTGATCTATATCAATAATCTTACCAGCACCAACAACGTTTCCACCAGAATATCTGGAAACAACTGCACCAATTGAAAGGTTTGCAGAAGCACTGGTAAATGTAGCATTGACAATAGGTTCTACGGCCTGTTCGAACAGACGGAAGTATTGATCGCTACCAGTATTTGCCACAACGTTATCAAGAGAAATTACCTTCTCAGAGATAATAGAATCTGCGTCGAGTGTGTAACCATATCCACCATCAATGAAGATAAAGTCAACGATACCAGTTGCTTCACTGACCGATTCTACTCGAGCAATACCACCAAGACCGTTTGTTGTACCGGTGAATGTAACAATATCACCTACACGAAACTCACGGCTTCGATCTTGTAGGATTACACGCTTAACAGAACCAATAAGCTTTGCTCTCTTTGATCTGTCATAAACTGGATTGTTATTTACATTCAGACCAATAAGTTCACCATTCTGAAACTCGCCTTGGCGTCCAGAAATATAAAGTAGATCCACATAACCTGCAGACGTACGACGGCGAATGAACTTCTCAACGAATGCTTTAGATCCAGAGATTGCACCAATGATTTGCTTGCCAACGTAATCTACGTTAAAGCGGTTGTGCGTAATTTCAAGATATTCTGGTCTTTCCCAGATACCATCAGAAACACGAAGAATGTTATCAGCAGGATAACGAACTTCTGCTGCAGTACCATATACCAGTTTGAAGAACAAGTCAATAGAACGTTCAGTACCTTTTGAACGATAAAGGTCTAAAGAGTTCTTGACAAGAAGTTGTTTGTTTGTAGCAGTATCGAACTGAATGTTCTTAAGATACTTTTCTTTGAATTGTACGACAAACTCGTCTACAGTTGTATCAATATCACGATAGTCTGGAAGTTTACGTGCTTGATACAAGACGTTGTTAGCAGTTTCCATCCATTCGAAATATGCTTTGGCAAAAGCAATAAACTGTGGTCCCTCTTCCTGATAGAAAGAAGGAAACTGGTTCTCAACGAATGGAGAGATAATTGCTTCTATTTTTTTCATTATTCTCTGATCTGTTCGATTGTGATATTCACGTCTGATTCAATGATATTTAATATCACATTCTGGATGGCAGTAATATCACGTGATCTTGGTTCGGCATAAATCTTTAGTGATGTGCCGACATAGTTTTGTACATTAAAGTTGTTGAGTCTGACAACACCTGTTTCATAATCAACAGTACCAACATCCACGATCTTTTTATGGTTAGCACCAGATGGAGTTACAATTCTCATTACACCATCACCATTATCTTCAAGAATACAGTTCTGAATTCCGGTGTAAGTAAATGGAGTTGAAGATACGCCATGAACGTCAATCATCGGGTGTTCGTCACCAAGAAGAGGAATCTCTTGAGTGAGAGGGCACTTAAAATCAATTGTTAAGTTAAGAGGAACACCAAGTTCTGGTGTCAGATACTTAACAAGATTGATATCTGTTTCATTACTGATAATGCTTGCATCTGTAGCATCAACTGCCTGAACAAGCTTAGAATATCTGAATGTTTTAGAAAAGCTATTTAGATTTGTAGATGCATAGTTCAAAATAGCATCAATTACATATGTGCGAAGATCTTCTGGATTCAGACCGGTTCTATTGATGTTATATCTTACAGTACTATCAACTTTAAGATATGTATAGTCTGGAGAGATAAAGACCGGCTCCATTGCAACTGAAGAACGTGAACGAAGGAATCTCTTATATTCATCTTCTTTAATCTTTGGTAGACCATCAACATCAGTAAGATCGATAGAAACAAAGATACGACCATACTGTGGTGGTGTAGCATCTTCACCGCCATATGCAGTTACCGCATTAATTTCTGGATAGTTAGCTTTTAAAAGATTTTGATAATCTTCGGCTGTGACAGCGCGCTCTTGAGTTGTAAAAGCTCTTGGTGCATTGAATTTGATTGAGTTCAAATCTTCGGCAACAGCACCATCAGCAGCAGCTGAAATAGTTGTAATAGCTACGTTTGCTTCGTTGTCAATTCTAGAAGCGTTAATGAATCTAAATGCACCATTTGGAAGTTCACCATTTGATACGCGGTATTCAATAATTACAATTGAGTTGTTTTTTGGTTTACGACCAACAACACCATCACCAAAAACTACTTCATAAGAATCGCCGGTTGATGGTTGTAGAAAGAAAACTTTCGAGTTTTCATCGTGTCCAAACATTGACGTTGCACGAGCATATTCTAAGTTTACAGAACCGTTGTCTTCTATGATTGTTACACTAACACTAGAAATATCTACGTTTCTATTGCTGATCTTATAAATCAGTGGATTGCTATAATTAATAACCGAAGTATCACTCAGGTAGTTGCCTTCGTAGATTGTGATAGTATCACTTACAAAACTACCATTTACTTTATTTGTAATTACAAGGTTTTCATTTGTGTTAAACGTGTATGAAAAATCATCAACACGCGAAATAAAAGATGTGCCCTTTGGAATAACAATCGAGTTCTTATTGGCATCTGTAGGTGTAATTGTAAGTTGAATCTTAGCTGTAGCTGAAGTAAACGATCTTGGAAGATAGTTAAGTTCTTTGGCATGAGAAATTACACTGTCACGAAGACGTGCAGAATCTAAAAACATTTCATTACCAATCATGTTCAAATAGAACGCGTTTTGATATGTGTTGTATGCAAGAACATCGAGCAGAACAGACAGGTTACTACCATCAAAGTCGTAGTCTTTGAATTCATCTTGTTCAGTAAGATAAGTTTTAAGAGCAGTTTTATACTCGTTAAAGTCAAGTTGTGTAAGAATGATACTTGAGTTAGAAGCCATTATCTTGCTCTATATAAAGTTATGTTGAGGGCAATTGGTGTGATACTATTTATCACTTCAAAAATAATATAAACGTCATAGTTATGGAGATCTTCGTTTGCAACAACATCAACTGTTATAATTCTTGCACGTTTTTCATATAGTGTTATTGTTTCTTCAATTGCACTTTTTAATTGAATTGTAGTAGAATTAGACATGTTTTCAAAAAGCAGACGCCTGATTTTACATCCAACATCAGGTTGAAATAGTCTTTCTCCAGGTTCGGTAAGAATTAGATTACGAACAGATCTTTTTACTGAATTTTCATTGGTGTATTTTACCAGACGCTTATTTTGCGGGTGCACATTGAAGTTCGTATAGAAGTCACTATAATAGGGCTTCTCATTGGAAGTTTTATCTTTGCGCGTAATTTTATCGATGCGGGTAACGTCTACCATTAAACTCTCTTTATTTTTATTTATTCTACGTATACGACTTCTACACAGTCTGGCAATAGATTCTCAATTAAAGCTCCAAAACTAAACACTACTGGAAAGATGATTCGAAGTACTTCACATTCCGTAAGTGGATTCTTGCCTGAAAGAATATCTGCAACTCTCTTAATAATCTTAAAGATCTTACCAACAATTGGAAACTGTTGTAGGATATAACCAGGAGCTTTTTCAAGGATCTCATTAATCTTGACAATCAATCCACCTTTAAAGAAACGACGAGCTTTTTGAATAAACTCTTTTACAGAATCTTCGAGTTCATGAAAGATATCTTCCTTCATGACAATATCTCTCTTGTTCGTATCAATATCAAGCAGATCACCAACAGTACCAATAAGAGGAATATTAATTGCTAGAATTCTTTCAATCACTTCGTCGAGAATCTTCTCACCAAGATCTTCAGCCGCTTTGCCAGACAAGACATCTTCTTTTGCCTTCTTAATCTTAGCTTTGTACTCGGCCACCATTTTGTCAAACGCTTGCTCAACTGTAATGGTAGGATCTACTGCTGCTGTAATCAAATCATAGATTGGCTTACCAATAATTGGAATGTTTTTTACTGCATTAGCAATTGCTTCAGCAACCGAACCAATAAAGTCATTGATTAACTTGTTAAACCAGTTCTTTATCTTGTGCCATGTTTCTTCGGTTTCAAGATCAGGCGACTTAATTCCAAGACTTCCATCATATGTAGATTCAATACCAAGAAACTTCTTTACTTCTTCCAGGTCTTCACGCATGGCCAGCTTTATTTTTCTTTGGCCATCTTTCGTGAACATATCAATAATCACTGGATCGTATTGATATGGATTGCCGTTTTCATCTAATAATGTTGCAGTGCCAATGAATGGAATAGGAACCACAAATGGATTCGGAATTCCTAATAGTTTAGCAACATCAAGAAGGATTTCAACAATACTCTTTTTAAAGTATTCTTCGATGTCTTTAAACAGTTCACGCGCACGATAACGATATTCAAGTTCTTTTGACTTTAGTGTTTGAAACGGATCAGTTGTAACACCTTCAATTGGCTTCATTACTTGTTCAATTGCAATAGCCGCAGCGATCAGAGCAAGTGAACACTCATCATCTAAATCTATTGTAGACGCAGACAGATTAAGTCTGCCCATTGTTCTACCAATGTTCTTAAAGTAAGCGTCTAATTCTTTTTTTCCAATCTTACCATCTGGTGGACATTCCAGTTTTGGAATCTTTGGAAGTTCAACTACAATAGTCATTAACCATTGAGTCCAATGGCCGGTGCACGAATATTAACAACACCTTTATTAGAGACAAGATCAATATCGCCTTCTGACGTAATTTGTATCTTTCCTTCATTTGCCAGAATTTGAAGATCACCTTTCACAACACTGATTGCATGATCGTTCATAGTTACACTCACTGAATCTTGCATTGACTTAGTAATAATAGATCCGTCCGGAAAAATCTCTACATAAGATCCGGACTTATGATATACATGAATACGTTCAGCTTTTGGCGTATCATCGAGTTCCAGCACATGGCCTGCGGCTGTTGTAATTGTTTTGTTGTATGGATACTTGGTAGCGTACTCAGTTTTCTTTTCACCAAGTTCTTCAATATATTCTTTCTTTACCGGACCAACTCCACGTGCATGTCTTGAAATAGAGTGATCTGCTTCATTCGGAACATATGCAACAGATCCTATTACATAAGAAAGCGTGTCATTAATTCTGAAGCCAATTACTTTAGAATCTTCAGTTAATCCTACCGGTGAAACACCAGATCCTTTCGCATTTGCGCCTGTCGGTGGCATAAGAACATGTGACCAAAACAGATCATCAGAATTTACTCTGTTGCTATGGCCAAGTGTTTCTCTTACTTTTACACGACCCAGCTTTTCTGGATCGTCCACATCTACAATTTCACCTTCAAACCATTTTTGAATATTCATAATATCTCCTATTTAGTTGGCCTTGGCATTTCACCGCCGTAACCATCTTTTACAACTTCTAGTGCTTGCATGTATTCTGCACCTTCATTAAAAGATAGGATGTGACGGCATTTAGTTACCAAATAGTTACCTGCCAAAACCTCATTGCTTTCGACATATGGTCTTTCTTCACCAAGAGTAAGAGCATTGTGCTCTGGAATATCACATGTAATTACATCACCAATTGATACAGTAGTATCACCATATACAGTAATATGAGCAACTTGATTAAAAAGAAAAGAAAGATAATATGGTCTTAGAGATCTTGCTTCAGCTTGTTCTGCTGTTTCAACTGTCGGATCATAATATACTAATTCAATTCTACCTTCATCTTTTGAAAGTTCATTCTTTGTTGTTAAACTTTGGCTAATAGAGCCTTTATTCAAAGAAATAAACTCTATTCTAGCTGGGTCAACAGTGAATGGATCGACTGCACCAGTAATAACGTTCTTTCTTTTAATTAATACTTTACCACCGCCAAGCAATCTTGTTACATTTTGATTACCGCTTTCAATTACTTTCAAACCAAGAATGTTTCTCCATTTTGATCCGGTTACTGAAACGTCTGCTAAAGCAACTTGAGTATAATACTTGTCGCCAATCTTTTTCTTGCCATCGTCAATCAAACCTTCAAAGGTTTTAAAATGATACCCTTTACTATTCTCGTAAAACAAGAAACAGTGGCCATTGTAGTTGGCAGACATAGACTTAAGTCTTATCTGATCAATTGCTTCGAATGGAGTAAGATCTGTAAAATTACAGGCCTGCAAACCTTGGGTTTTTTCAAAGAAATACTTTTTATCTGTCTCTACAAGGCGAAGTAGAGCATCAATAATAGTTTCACTTTCAATCTTTTTTCTTACTAGAGGAATGTTCTTAATTTGAGTCGATTTAATAGACTCTCTAGATACACAAGTAAGCTTATAAACTATACCTTTGTCATCTGGTAGTGTTTCACCGGGATCAACACTAATAGGATATAAAGTATAATTTACATTACCGTCTTTATTATCTTCGTATGTAGTAAAATCAATGTTAATCTTTTGTTCAAGAAAATTGAAGCGATTGAACATACCAACTTTATCGACAATAATAAATTCTGCAATGACAGTTGGTTCTAAAACACTCTCATAAATATCCGCTCTAGCGCAGTATGGCGCCAGTTTGAGAGTTCTACAATCAATTGGTGTAGTCATTTCAAACGTTTTTAGTTTGAACTTACCTTCACGCATTACTACATTTGAACTCATGACTTAAGTTGCTCTACAAATAGTTTTTCTACTTCAGGAAGATATGTCTTCTTAATAAGGTTAACATACCTTTTCAATTCATTCTTTTCTTGCTCATAATCATATGCACTTACTCTACTCCAAAAACTGTTTTCTGCAGTTGGAATATTTACACTTAGAACATTCACTTCTAGCAAACCTTCTCCTACATCAACTTCAAAATCTTCTTCAACATGCTGTACAATAACTGAATTTCTTACAGTATCAGTTGAAACGACAGTAGCTTTGGCGCCGGTTGAAGCTTGAGATATAATATCACCAATATCAAAAGCAGATACCTTTGCAGTAAGTACCAATTCTAATATTTTATTTGTGCTTACAATCCAATCGTCTTTTACACGCTCATAACCAGCAATTTGATTATTTGCATTTAATCTAGGCTTCCAATACTTCTTAATTGAAGCGCTTAAAGAATCATAAACAGATTCTGTAATCAAACTTTCATCTGATGCCCAGTCATTTCTATAGAACATTGTTTTTTGTGTTGCTGATAATGTTGTACCATACTTTCCAACAATATACTTTTCAAAATCACTTGTACTTAAATAATAGTCATGATAAGGATCTATAATATTATTAGAAAGATAAATCATCCAGTCATACTGTGACGAATCATAGTATGTGTATGAAAGAAAGTCTGGTCGAATCAAATCGTCTTGAATGACGTAATCAAAATTAGAATAGATATCCCTTTTTGCTTCATCAGTAAAGTCTACGCGAGCCAAGATATTTTTGGCTGGCGTACCATTATAATCTACAAGAGGAAATCTTGAAAAGTATCTAGACATTATTGATTAGCCCTTTGTGCAGCAGCACTTGCAGTCTCTATTAACTTAGTACCATAGTTGGCGGCTTCAGCAACAGCGTCTGCAACACCTGGAAACTTATCTGCTGCAGCACTTTTTAGTTCTTCATAAAGTTGTGTTGCTTGGTCATTACGATCACCAGGGTTTGTTGAATAGTCATAAGCAGTTTGAATTTCAGTTTCCATAAAGTCGATTGAAATTTGAATAAACGTTGGTTGCTTAGTTCCTTTAAAGAACGCTGGAAGACCTTGAGGAGAATAATTTACAGAGATACTTTGAACTAAACATGGCTTAAAAAGAATTAATTCTTCTTTTTTATCTTTCCATGGATATAATTCAATATCAACAAGTGGAGCATATTGAAGAGCGGCGGTACCAAG